ACGAAGAGCGAACCGAACCGTGGCCGGGTGCGTGCGGTGTGTTCCACCCTCTCTTGATGGAGTCGGCGGTTAAGTTCCAGTCCGAGACGATCATGGAGACTTTCCCCGCGATGGGGCCGGTCAAGACTAAGATTGTAGGCAAGGAAACCTCGGATAAGAAAGATTCGGCCATTCGCGTTGCCGATGACATGAACTATCAGTTGACCGAGGTGATGAAGGAGTACCGCCCCGAGCATGAGCGGATGCTGCTCAGCATGGCCTTGGCAGGCAATGCCTTTAAGAAGGTGTACTTCGATCCTTCTCTGAATCGTCAGACCGCTGTGTATATCCCGGCTGAAGACATCGTTGTGCCGTATGGCGCGGCGAATCTTGAGACCGCAGACCGTGTTACGCACCGGATGCGTAAGACCAAGAACGAACTGATCAGACTGCAGTACGCAGGCTTCTACCGCGATGTTGACCTTGGCGATCCGATTCGCACGATGGACGAGGTAGAGAAGCAGAAGGCAGAGGATCAAGGCTTCTCAGCCAGCATGGATGATCGGTTCCAGTTGCTTGAGATGCACGTGAACATCGACCTACCGGGGTATCCCGATGTCGATAAGGACAACAATGAGACAGGCATCGCACTACCCTACGTGGTGACGATTGAGAAGGGGACGGGGACAATTCTGGCGATACGCCGCAACTGGCGAGAAGATGACAAACTCAAATCAAAGCGGCAGCACTTTGTCCATTACGGATATATCCCCGGCTTTGGCTTCTATTATTTTGGACTTATCCACCTTATCGGCGGCCACTCTAAAGCAGCAACCTCCCTCCTTCGCCAACTTGTCGATGCAGGAACTCTTAGCAATCTTCCGGGTGGTCTCAAATCACGCGGTCTGCGTATCAAGGGAGATGACACCCCCATCGCTCCCGGCGAATGGCGAGACGTAGATATTCCCTCTGGTGCAGTGCGGGACAACATCCTGCCCTTGCCGTACAAGGAGCCGTCGCAAACTCTTTCGATGCTGCTCGATAAGATCATCGAGGAAGGACGCCGTTTCGCTGCGGTGTCGGATCTCAAGATCTCCGATATGTCGAACCAAGCGCCGGTAGGTACTACCCTAGCCATCCTAGAGCGCGTTTTGAAGGTAATGTCGGCGGTGCAGGCTCGCGTGTACTACGCGATGAAGCAGGAGTTCAAACTTCTCGCTGCCATTATCCGTGACAACACCCCGGATGAGTATTCGTACGAACCGGAAGTCGGTAGCCGTAAGGCTAAGAAGTCTGACTACGACGATGTGGATGTTATCCCGGTCTCAGACCCGAACGCGGCAACGATGTCGCAGAAGGTCGTGCAGTACCAAGCCGTTATGCAGTTGGCTCAAGGGGCACCACAGTTATATAACCTGCCGTACTTGCACCGGCAGATGATTGAGGTTTTAGGTGTTCGTAACGCCGACAAGATTGTCCCGATGCCGGATGATCAAAAGCCCCGCGATCCTGTAACTGAAAACATGGACGCAATGATGGGCAAGCCGCTCAAGGCGTTTATTTACCAAGACCACGAGGCCCACATTCAGGTTCACATGGCGCTTGGGCAAGACCCCAAAATGGCGGCTGTCATTGGGCAGAATCCGATGGCGCAGCAGATTACTGCGTCTCTTCAGGCGCATATTATGGAGCACATAGCCTATCAATATCGTCGGGATATTGAGAAACAACTTGGTGTGGCGCTTCCTCCGCTGCCGCAAGACGACAACGAGCAGTACGATTTGCAGCCTGAACTTGAGGTTCAAATCGCTCAGGTTAGTGCCCTTGCCGCTGCACGACTTCTTCAGAAGGATCAGGCTGAAGCACAGGCTCAGCAGATGGCGCAGCAGGCACAAGATCCGCTCATGCAGTTGCAGCAGATGGACCTCCAGATCAAGCAGATGCAGGCCCAGACCAAGCAGATGCAGGTGCAGATGGAGATGCAGGCTAAGCAGAAAGAACTCCAACTTAAAGAACAGCAGATTCTTATGGACGCTGCTGCTAAGGAAGATGAACTTCGGTTGCGCGAAGCGGAGATCTCTGGTCGTCAGCAACTTGATGCAGCACGGCTTGGTGCGGATATTGAGAAGCACAAGGCGCAAGAATCGAATCGGATGGAGACTGAAGGAGTCCGACTTGGCGTTGATATCGCCAAGGCTAAAGATCAGGCACAACAGCGTCGGATGGCGCCGCCAAAAAGGAGTGAGTAATGGGTTATTCAAACGCTCTGGAGTACCTTGAAACTAAACTCAAGGAGGAGCGCACATTGATCGTGGAAAATCTGATTCAGGGCAAACTTGATGAAGGTGAGTACAAAAGACTCTGCGGGGTATTACAAGGTCTTGATCTCGCAGTAATTCACATCAAAGACCTTGCAAAAAGGATGGAGGAAGAGTGAGCAGTATCAACGTAGAGAAAACTCAGGAAGAGGCCGCTAAGGCCAAACTCCTGCCAGAGCCGAAAGGCTATCGGCTGCTTTGTGCAGTCCCGCATGTAGAGGAAGAGTTTGAGGGCGGCATTATCAAGGCTGACAACACCATTCGTGCCGAGGAGCAGACTACGGTCGTTCTCTTCGTCATCAAGATGGGTGACCTCTGCTATGCAGACAAGGAACGTTTCCCCACCGGCCCATGGTGCAAGGAAGGCGACTTTGTTCTAACCCGTCCGTACTCGGGCACCCGCGTGGTCATCCACGGTAGGGAGTTCCGCATCATCAACGACGACACGGTAGAAGCGGTGGTTCAAGACCCCCGTGGAATCCGTCGCGCATAGGAGTAAACCATGGCTATTGAGCGAGAAGAGTTTAAATTTCCTGACGAACAGGAGGCTGAAGTTAAAGCGGCTCCTGAACCTGAATTTGAGGTCAAGATTGAAGACGACACCCCTGAAGAAGATCGGGGCCGTAAACCACTGTCTAAACGTACAGTAGAGGAACTTGAAAACGAGGATTTGGATGAGTATTCGGAGAAGGTAAAAAAGCGCCTCTCCCAGATGAAACGTGTTTGGCACGACGAGCGCCGGGAAAAAGAACGGGCTTTACGTGAACGTGAGGAAGCCTTGCGTTTCGCCCAAATGCGGGATCAGGAGGCAAAACAACTTCGGGAACGCTTAGGTCAGAATGAGCAGGCGTTTATTAAGGAAGCCCAGAAGTATGCCAATTTTGACCTTAGTTCGGCTAAAGAACGCTTAAAGCAGGCTTATGAAGCCGGGGATTCGGAAAAGATTGCTGAAGCCCAAGAACTTCTTACAGACGCTAAACTTAAAATCCAGACTATCTCTCGTGTAAAACCTTCTTTACAACAGAACGAAGGTAGAGTAGAACAGGCACAACAGGCTCAGGTGCCCCAAGAGTTTTCTCAGCCAAAGGTAGACCCTAAAGCGAAATCTTGGCAAGAGAAAAATACTTGGTTTGGTGAGGACGAGGAAATGACCGCCCTTGCCCTTGGCCTGCATGAAAAACTGGTCCGAAGCGGAGTTGATCCGAATTCAGACGAGTATTATCGTAGAGTTGATGAAACCATGAGGAAGCGTTATCCAGAGGCATTTGAGGATGCTGAAGAGGACGACGATAAGCCTCAAACGAGGCAGGTTGAAAAACCTGTTCGCACAAAGCCAGCAAATGTAGTGGCTCCGGTAACGCGGGGAACCGCGCCTCGTCAGGTCCGCCTGACACCGACTCAAGTTGCTATCGCCAAGAAATTGGGGCTGAGCAATGAACAGTACGCAAAAGAACTTATGAAACTGGAGACTAACTAAAATGGCTGAGAACAGACTCGCACGTGAACTCGAAAATCGAGAATCAACGCAACGCAAAATGGCGTGGAAACCCCCTCAGACGCTCCCTGAACCGGAGCCGCAAGATGGTTGGGTTTTCCGCTGGATTCGGACCAGTATTATGGGTGTTGCTGACCCATCGAATACTTCCGCTAAATTTCGGGAAGGTTGGGAGCCCGTAAAGGCCGAAGACCAGCCCAAACTGATGATGCAAGCCGACCCGAATTCCCGGTTTAAGGGAAATATCGAAATCGGCGGGTTGTTGCTCTGCAAGGCACCGAAAGAGTTAATGGATCAACGCGATGCGTATTACGCAGAGCAGGCCAAGGCTCAGGTGCAATCTGTAGACAACAACTTTATGAGGCTGAACGATGAGCGTATGCCCCTCTTTACCGAGAGGAAAACTACGGTCTCGTTTGGTAAGGGCAAATAACTTTTTATATTTGGAGTGATCAATGGCATATCCTACTGTTGACAAGCCGTATGGCTTGAAGCCGATCAATCTGATCGGTGGACAGGTGTTTGCCGGTGCCACTCGCCAGCGTCGTATCGCTTCCGGTGCGTCAAGCATCGGTTACGGCGACCCACTGGAGTTTGACACTGACGGCACCGTGAAGGTGACGACCGCCACATCAACGCCGCCGACTAGCGGTTTTGCTGGCGTGTTTTTGGGCTGTAACTACGTGTCCTCTGTGACGGGTCAGCCGACCTACTCGCAGTCTTGGATTTCGGGTACGGCGGTGAAGTCTGGCACGTACATTTATGCGTACGTGGCGGATGATCCGAACACCCTGTTCAAGGCTGTTGGCGTGACGGCTTCGCTGGTGGTTTCGACCACGAGCGGCTTCGTGTACAGCGATATTGGTACTAACGTTGCGTTGGTTGCCAACACGTTGAACACGACTACGAACGATTCTCAGCAGGGTTTGGAAGTTGGCTCAGTTGCCACCACCCGTTCGCTGCCGATTCGTATCGTCGATGTCGTCGAAGACACGGCGTTTGTATCGAGTGGTACCACCTATTACCCCGAGGTAATCGTGAAGTTTAACGCTCCGTATCTGACGAGCGTTTCGCTGATCGTTGGTGGTCACGCTTACAACAACCCACTCGGCACTTGATAGGGGAGTTCTAAGACATGGCTATTTCACGCGCACAAATGCTCAAGGAACTCCTTCCGGGTTTGAACGCCCTGTTCGGCCTTGAGTACAAGACCTATGGTGAGGAGCACAAGGAGATCTACGAGACTGAGACCTCCGAGCGTTCCTTTGAAGAGGAGACCAAACTTTCTGGTTTCAGCGCCGCTCCGGTGAAGGCCGAAGGTGCTGCGATTGCGTATGACAACGCACAGGAAGCGTGGACTGCTCGTTACAACCACGAGACCATTGCTCTCGGCTTCTCCATCACGGAAGAGGCGGTTGAAGACAACCTGTACGACTCGCTCAGCAAGCGTTATACGAAGGCGCTCGCTCGTGCTATGGCGTACACGAAGCAGGTCAAGGCGGCATCTGTCCTGAACAACGGCTTCTCCTCGTCCTACGTGGGCGGTGACGGCAAGGCGTTGTTTGCGGCGGATCACCCGCTTGTTTCGGGCGGCTCCAACAGCAACCGTCTGACGGCTTCTGACCTCAACGAGACTTCGCTTGAGGCGGCTGTCATTCAGATCGCTGGCTGGACTGACGAACGTGGACTGCTGATCGCGGCAAAGCCCAACAAACTCATCGTGCCCCCGGCGCTGATGTTCACTGCCAAGCGACTCCTCGACACGGAACTCCGTGTTGCGACCGCTGACAACGACATCAACGCCCTCAAGGCGATGGGTTCGATTCCGGGCGGATATACGGTCAACCACTTCCTGACGGACACGAACGCTTGGTTCTTGACGACCGACGTTCCGAACGGCATGAAGCACTTTGTCCGTACGCCGTTGCAGAACTCCATGGACGGGGACTTTGATACCGGGAACGTTCGGTATAAGAGCCGTGAGCGTTACTCGTTCGGCTGGTCGGACCCCCTTGGTATGTTTGGTTCGCCGGGTTCGTCCTGATAAAAATCAAGCACTTGCGTGTTTGGGAAGGGGGCTTCGGCCCCCTTCTTTTTTGCTAAGAGATACACGTTGTGAGGTTTACGGATTCTTTAGATTTATAACTTGACATGGCATAAATAAGGTCTTATGGTCTAGTGCATGCCATATAAAATTGATGTCTGTGGTATATACAAAATAGTCAACAAAGTGACTGGGCAGTGCTATGTCGGACAATCGCAGCGCGTTAAAAAACGCTTGAAAGAGCATTTTCGGCTTCTTCGGTGGGACAAACACACAAACCCACATCTACAAAACGCGTATAACAAGTACGGTGCTGAAGCATTTTATGGCGCAATAGAAGTCGAATGCCCCAATCTCGGTGAGTTAGATCAGTTAGAAAATGAATTTTTGCGTGGTACCGCTTGGTTCGATGAACCTACGGTTTACAACATTGCAGACTTTGCTAAAGCGCCTATGCGGGGCAAAAGCCATTCTGAAGAAGCGCGAGAGCGTATTCGGTTAGGTAGAAGGGCCAGTACGTTTGACTATCGTAGCCCAGAGTACAGGGAAACCCTGTCTAGGGCGCAAATGGCTCGTTTTCACTCGGACCCAAAATTTGTGGCTAAGATAAAATTTATTGTAGACAATCCTAGCCTAACGTATGCTGAACGTGCTAGAAGACTTGGAGCAGACATAAGTTCGGTACGTAGGCTAGCGTTGAAGTACCAACATTTAAAAGGAGTTCTGTGATGGCTCAGACACGATTTACCGGCCCAGTTGTATCCGATAATGGGTTTGCTGGCGACATCTCTGCAACGATTGGCACGGTTGCCACTTTGGCTTGCACCACGCTCACGATTGGCAGCACCAAACTGACCACGGGTTCGGTGTCGGGCACGGTATCGGTTCAGGCAGGTCGCATCCCGGTTCTCATCGGCAGCACCACGCTTTACATCGGTCTGTACGCCAGTCTCGTCCCGTAAGGATTTCGTAGGGGGGCGGTAAGCCCCCTTCATTCATTACAGGAGACTTAGGATGGGTATGCAAACAGATGTCCTTGCTAGTAAGGTCGCCACTTCTGCTGGCGACATGCTGGATCAAAATAGCCTTGTTATTGGTCGCTCTCGTGTAAAGGCGATTTACATCGTCCCAGATAGCGGCGCAGGCACCGTGACGTTCTATGACGGTGGGGCAAGCGGCCCGGTTAAGATTGCAGTGAACACCAAGGCAAGTTCCACTGCGCCGGACTACGTGCTGTTGCCCGGTGAGGGTCTGCTTTTCCAGACCAGCATCTACATCGTCCCGTCAGCCGTTATCTCGACGATGGTGATCTATGGCTAAGACCCCTGCTTGGCAACGGAAAGAAGGCAAGAACCCGGCTGGCGGCTTGAACGCCAAAGGTCGGGCTTCTTATAACCGTGCCAATCCGGGTAAGCCGGGGCTGAAGCGTCCTCAACCGGAAGGTGGGCCTCGCAAGAAGTCATTCTGTGCCCGTATGTCAGGCATGAAGAAGAAATTGACGAGCGCCAAGACGGCAAACGACCCAAACAGCCGGATCAACAAATCGTTGAGGGCTTGGAACTGCTAAGCCTTTTATTGATTTGCAAATTAGGAGCGAATTGAAATGAAAGAGTCAAAGGCAATGATGCGTAAAGAAGTGTCCTTCATGAAAAAGAAGGGTGCTCCGAAGTCCATGGTTCGGCACGAAGAGGCCGAAATGAAAGGCATGAAGAACATGCGAATGGGCGGTATGGGCTACTCCAAGGGTGGCTCTGCTTCTAGCCGCGCTGACGGTATTGCCAAGAAGGGCAAGACCAAGGGCAAGATCGTCAAGATGATGATGGGCGGGAAGTGCTAAAAATGGATCGTATCCCTAAATACACGGCTGGGATGTTTAAGAAGAAGATGCCGCGTTTTGGCGCATCTGCTATCAAAAAGCCCCGTTTGCCGTTACCGCCTAAGCCGCGAGTTAAGAAGTTTCAGGCTGGCGGGGATACGAACGATTTGGTGCCGCGTAGTATGTTGCCGGACGAAAGTGCGGCTCAACTTGCAGCACGAGCACGAGGCTCTAAAGGCCCAGAAAAGCGGTTTCGCAATAGATCAGATTTAAATAAATCTGACGTTGAAGAAAGTATCGTGTCGCCTAAGTCTTACTTTGAAAGCCTTTCTCCTCAAGAACAGAAAAAAATGTTTGAGGAGTACAAGAGAAAAATGGCTGAAGAAAAACGTAAGGCTGAAGAAGAACGTAAGAAAGATCGAGAAGCCGGGGAAATGATCCAAAGGCAGGACAGGCTGTTTAATGAGCAGGTACGACGCGATATTGAGAGAAGGCGCAGAGGTATCTTAACGGCTCGTGGCGGTGGCGTAATGAAATCTTCTCACCGTGGTGACGGCATCGCTAAGAAAGGTAAGACCCGAGGGAAGTTTGTATGAAACGCAAGATGAAGAAGTATGTTGAAGGCGGCAAAATAACTGACGAAGAACGCTATGGCAGAGTTGGCGCTGAGATTCGTCGGCTTGACCCTGAAGCCTACAAAACCCGCACTGACAAATCTGCGGCAGCAAACATGAAGTTGCTGAAAGAATTGCGAGAAAAAAAGAAAGACTCGTCTTCTCGCAAAATGTCTACTGAAGAATTTATGGAAGGAACCAAAAAGCGTGGGTTTGACGTAAGTTCTTCTGAGAGCGATACGCCGCCCCGCAAAATGTCTACTGAAGAATTCATGGAAGGAACCAAGAAGCGTGGGTTTAACGTAAGTTCACCAAAACGGGCTGAAAGTGACACCCCGGCACGCAAGATGTCAATTGACGAGTTTATGCGGGGAACCAAAAAGCGCGGGTTTGATGTGAGCGCCCCGCGAAGGACTGAAAGTGACACTCCTGCTCGTAGGATGTCTGCTGATGAGTTCGTAGGCGGGATGAAACGTGGCGGTACAATAAAATCCTCCGCTTCCCGTCGTGCTGACGGTATTGCTCAGCGCGGTAAGACCCGAGGGAAGTTTGTCTGATGATGCCTTCCCGTGGCATGGGTGATATCAATCCCAAAAAAGTCCCCCGCGCTAAACGGCGGGGGGACGAAAAACCCGTAATTGGGACTGGGAGACCGATAAAAACCTACGCCAAGGGGGGCGAAAGCCGCGTGAACGAGGCGGGAAATTATACGAAGCCCGGTATGCGTAAGCGGCTTTTTGAGTCAATCAAGGGCCGGGCCGTACAGGGTACTGCAGCAGGGCAGTGGAGCGCAAGAAAGGCGCAGTTGCTGGCGAAGCAGTACAAGGCCAAAGGCGGCGGGTATCGTGGATGAAGGCTCCTCAACAGTCCCTTAAAGCGTGGACGCAGCAGAAGTGGAGAACGAAGAGTGGTAAACGATCTTCTGACACGGGCGAAAGATACCTTCCAGAGGCTGCGATCAAGGCTCTCAGCCCTTCTGAGTATGCCCGTACCACCGCTGCCAAAAGGAAAGGCAAGGCCCAAGGCAAGCAGTTCGTCTCGCAGCCCAAGGGTGTTAAAGAAAAAGTAAGGCCGTACAGACGTAGGGGTATGTGACATGGCTAAAAATTTTCCTGATTTGACCGGTGATGGTCGCGTAACTCGCGCTGATGTCCTTAAAGGGCGAGGCGTGTTGAAGAAAGGCGGCTGGATTAAAGAAGCCATTAAAAAGCCCGGTGCGCTACGTAGCAGCCTCGGCGTCAAGGCGGGGCAAAAGATTCCCGCCGCTAAACTTGCTAAAGCCGCAAAGGCTCCGGGCAAGATGGGTCAACGTGCCCGTCTCGCGCAAACGCTGCGTGGCCTGAAGAAGTAACATGAACAACGTATCTACCCAACAAGGCTTACAGCCGAAACCCTCTCCGGCCGTCTCTGCGCCCCAGATAGGCAACAAAATGGGTGGCGGACTAGGCGGTTTTGGCAGCATGGGTGGTTTTGGCGGTGCCTATGGTGCGCCGTTTAATGTCAGCGGCTTTGGCGGCTTCGGTGGTATGGGCGGCTTTAACCCCATGATGGGCGGTTATGGCGGCTTCGGTGGTATGGGTGGCTTTAACCCCATGATGGGCGGTTATGGCGGCTTTGGCGGTATG